ACTTTTCCTGTTGCTACTGCCTTGTAAAGAACAACATCGTCAGATAAATCGTTTACAGCATTTGCTACTGGATGCAGAACAAGCTCCTTTGCTACAGACGCTAATCCTTTTCCGGCCTCACCTCCCAAAGTTACCTTTGATGCGGTGGTTGTTCCTGCCGGCATAGCAATCCCTAAATTAGCGATTGTTAATTCAGCTAGAGGAACAGTTGCCTTTAACGACTCCCCGATGACATTGATATCAACTGGTGTTTCTCCGTATTTGTCTACGGTTTTTTCGTGGGGTTTTGCCTCATAACTTACGGTCACTCCGCCTTTAGTATGTCCCAAATCATGCCCATCGAAACTAACACTACAAACTCCCAACTTCACATTTGTTATATCAGCCATTGTCTTTTTTTATTTGTTCACCACCTTTCAATTCTTCATTCCAACTAAATAATTTATCAACCTCTGCCTTAGTAGTTTTAAAATTAATTATATTTAAGTGGTTGCAGTTGTGACATTTTATCTCCAACCGCCCTGCATAAATATACTCTAGACCCAAAAGAGATCGGCATTCAGAGCATCTAAATTCCCTCATAGGCTGTCCGTTTTTATAAATCATCTTCGTGTCCTACAAACAAAGTTAATACTCCATTCGTGTTGTCCTTTTTCGTTTCTACCAATGTGTGACGGTTCGTTTAAAAGCATTATGTAATAAAAATAAATCCCAGTTGTCACAACAAGCCTCAGATTTTCTTTTTGATGTAACTTGCCAACAATACTAGCTACCAATGCTTCTCCCGCGCTATAGTCCGTATTCCTAACGATTATTTGAAAAGTAGGGTCAGCAGTCGGTAAGTATCTATCCGGTTCAAGTCCTCCGGTATTATAAATAACTGTCTGGTTGGCCGGATTATCACTCTGTCTACTTTTAAACAAGTTAACTCCTCCAGTCAGAGTTGTTAGTTGAGCATCTAAATATGTGTAAACATCATCGATAATCATAATCCTAGATCCGCCTTCATTTTAAAGCCTACTACATCAGCAAGCCTTGATAGGTTGCTTTTTATAGGGTCTTCCAAATACTTACCCTTTCTACCATTTTTAAAATTATATTCCGGATGTTCGTGTAACCTATGTGCATATTTTGTGTGATAACCAACCTCGACATAGTCTGGAAAAGCATCAACCCTTCCACTGTTCGAGAGCGTTCCCTTATCAAGAGGAACTTCCTTGTTCGACAACCTGAGAATTTCATCACCGACAGATTTTTCGGCCTTTCTTTTTGCCGGTTCTAATCCTCTATTCAGGTTTTTTAAAACATCTAAAAACATCATGATAACCACCTTTGTAACCAAAGTTCATAATGATGAATGTTCGCTAAATCGTCTATTGCTGACTTTAAACCGATTATTCGATAATCCTGCCCGGCATACGATATTTTCCCGCCTATCGCTAGACCTGTAGCCTCGTTTTCTACATAACAAAAAGCATCAGCCAAAACCTGTTCTCCCTTAGCATTAGTTATCAGTTTATTTTTAAGTTGAAACCTGCCCCAAAAGTCATTAGAGGCACTAAATACCTCTTGGTTAAACGCGTCATGCGTTACAGTTCCATATACAGTTATTGTGTGTTTAAGAAGATCGCGCATCTACTATCAAAGCTCCTTTTTTATTCAAGATGCCTTTCAGTAGTTCACGAGCATGTGGAGATATGAAGCGGTTTTTACCCTGCTTAACGGTATGGCTATACCCCTCAACACTTTGACTCTCGTAATCTACAGCACCGGCAAAAAAATCATCGCCTTTTTCAATTACATACTCCAACTGAGCCAATGCCGCTTGTTTAACAGCATCGGGTATCATCTTGTAATATTTATTCGTATTGTCTTGAAAAACATCGCATCTGCGTGGAAATTTGCCAATCTGCTTGATTACATAGAACGAAGTATTGTCAGGTGTGGTTGTCCAATTTACGCTGACAGTTATTTTATTGGAGGAAACATCGGATGCACTAATGGTTCTTTTTTGCCCCACACCCTTGCCCCCAATAATTTGCACTTCGCAAAAAGTGAAATAATCATCGTTGAAATTCTTTAATGGAGAATCCCCCGATGTGTCAATCAAATAATTGCTTCCGCCTGATGTAGCAAGACCCGAATAAACAGCCTCCATGTGCTTCTTTTGGAAACCAACATAGGAGTCGATCATTTCCTCCGCTCGGGACATCTGATCTTCGGCCTCAACACTATCAGTAACATTTATATTCGAGAACTGTTCTATTTCGTCCTCAGTAATATATTGTCTCCTAGTAGCCATGAATATATTATCTCACATTTACTAATTCTCCGAAAATGGTTAGTCGAGGTGTTGTCTCCAGTTATTTGTTTTGTTTGTTTTAAACGGTTTGGGATCTCGATCGTACCAATTACTTGTTTTTGGAGTGGAGAAAGCCCCTGTACGCCTCGTACGGAATGGTTTAATTGCATTCTGATACCAATTACCCTTACCAACTACTTTAGCTCCCCTGATGGATGCAGCCACCGCAGAACCAGTAATTGTAGCCCCTCTCGAGGAACTGATTGTGAGTTTTCCAATAACTTTAGCTTTTCTGAAGGAGGCCAGTATATCCTTGCCTCGTACCTTTGCTCCCCGGACAGATGAAGTAATAACTTTTCCTGTTACCTTGGCAATTCTTATACTAAATATAACTGCCTTACCAATTACTTTGGCAAAAATTACAGAGAATGCCGAGGATAATCCGGAAACAAAAGCCCCTCTGATAGATGTAAGGGCAGTTTTACCCCATGTTTTCGCGAGTCTAGTGTCGGCTTTAGTGTCGTATCCTGTTACCTTTGCATAGATTTGGCTCGAAATCTGTGCATTCCCGGTCACTTTTGCCTTGCGTGTCGAGGTTTCCGATGCAACACCGGTTACAGTGGCCAAGCGTTCGGACTCTGCGGAATCCTTGCCTGTTGTTTTTGCAGCTCTAGTATCCTGAGTAAAATCCTTCCCTGTTACCTTTGCCACGCGTTGCACACTGACAATATCTTTTCCAGTTACTGTAGCCTCTCTAATGCTCTCTATATTTTCAGATCCAGTAACTTTGGCACTTCTGGTTGCTGTTGCTTGGTCTATACCATGTACCTTTGCACCTCGTACAGACTCCTCCAACATTGCTCCAATTACCTTAGCGCCTCGAGTACTAGAAACCGTATCTTTCCCGGTTACTTTTGCCTCTCTTGTATCATTCTGCGTTGCCTTACCCGATAACTTGGAGAGTCGCGTTGAATCAGACGAATCCTTACCATGTGCTTTGGAAAGTCTTTGGGAATCGGCAATTGTTTTACCGGTAACTTTAGCTAATCGTGTCGAAGAATCTATATCTTTTCCACTTACCTTAGCCAACCTGTCGGATCGTGCGACATCTTTTCCTGCTACCTTTGCGGATCTGATACTGCTTGAAACATCACTACCCAATACCTTTGCACTTCGTGTGCTATCACTGACATCTTTCCCGGTAGTTTTAGCCAAGCGTGTGGAATCAGAGACAGCGCTTCCATGCACTTTTGATGCGCGAATGCTACTCGATATTGCTTTTCCAGTTACTTTAGCAAGTCTGGTGTCCGTCACAGTAGCACCACTGGATGCTCCAGTTACTTTGGCACTTCTAACCGAATCAGAAACAGCCTTCCCATGTACCTTTGCCAAACGAGTATCTGTGATCGAATAAGAACCAATCCTAAATGTATTTACATCAGACCAAGCGCCTTGTTGCTGATACTGATCGTAAAACCTGATTCGCCAATAATAATCAGTTAGGTCGTTTCTTAATGGAGATCCAATGTATGGTATTTTCTGTGATCTGTTCCCTGCTGTAACACTGCTTATCGGATATTTCTCCTGTTTCCATAACTCTGCACCCATTAAATCTCTACCGTGTCCAAGAGTCGTTAATAAAATATCCCCGGCCAGTACTTTAGTTTGGATATAGTCGAGAACTGACTCCATATCCGAAACAGTCCATTCGTATTGAGTGGGATTTGCTGCTACTAAACCGTGCCAAAAGATAATCGCCCACTTACCCGCAGAAATAGCGCCATCAATCCAATCCTTAACATCCTGTACAGAGTGAGTATTTTCTACGCCAAAGGCGTTTAAACCAAAATCGTCTTGCCCAAAGTCATTATTATAGCCCTCAACACCTCTGCCACATTTAGCATATCGAGCAGCAATTTTTCTAACCGTAGCGTTGTGTGTTCCGTAGGGATAGATAAGACTGCTTGGCCATACACCGACATTATCCAAAATTCCCTTAGCACAATCGTACACTTCGCTTTTAATAACAGCTTCCGTCTGGAGAGTTAAATCTAAATGTGTCTTGCTATGGTTTGCTATTTCCCAACCCAAAGCCTTACAAGCTACTATTTCAGCCCAAGACGCGTAACCGGCATCCGCACTGTTATCAAAAACCTCCTGCTCAATAATTCCCCAAGTGATAGGAATGTTTCTCGAAGAAAAAATGGCTCTGTTCGTGTAAAGTGCTTTGTACCCATCGTCAAAAACCAACGACAGTTTTGCACCTGTGTTATTTGTATTCTTCTCAAATAACTCGAAGTCATCAAAATATATAGTTGCTACCGCTGTAGCTGAACATGCAATGGAAACCTCCACTTTTGCGACACTGGCATTGTATGGCGTGTATGTGGCAATAACCCTAAGAGCATCA